GTTTGGTTACACACTAGCTGAACTGTTTACCCCTATATACTGGTCAATTACGCTTAGAAATATAGCAATCAATTAAGATAAGTAAACAACTCTGTTTGCAAAAGAAGAGATGGTGCTCCCCCCCCCTGCAAACAGAGAATAGGTTAGAGCTTGTGATAGTAGGAACTAACGAATAATTTTGTTTTTACAATTTTTAATTTTACTTTGGGCTCGAACATACGAGCACTACTAAAAGAGAAAAGAGTGAGAGAGAGGAGGACAGTTTTAATTCTTGTCGGAATCTTTGTCTTTACCATTGTTAACCACCTTCTTACGAAGAGGAGGTGGAACACGGTCATTTATGACAGAGGTGATCTGATGCACATGATCGTGCACATAGGATCTGTTTTGAAAAATAGGCAAACACTTTTTAGTATAAAGGTCTGCAATGCGGATGTCTTTACCATCCGCTTTTGTTGACGGAGCTGTGGGATTCACAGGCCAGTATGCCCACCCAGGAACGGGAAGGAGGCCCATCAATTGAAAGGATTTTCCAGCACGGAAATACACACGATCAATTGATGTATGCAGGGAAACTTGATAAGTCATCAACTGACCATATGCTGATTCTTGATTGAGCTCATGAACTAGTAATGATCGCTGTTGATTATTATATAGAAAGGAATACGTCCCAGTAGGAGACGCAGCAAACCCTGACATAAATGGGACTGACACTCGAGCATTAGACCAGTGATCACAATCCATAAAAGATATGCCATTTTCAGGCAAATTAGGATCGACCGTAGCAATGTCAACAGATGAATTGGAGCGAGACCCCCAACCAATAACTAGAAGATCTCCAGCTACTGTTGTGGGACTACCAGAAGAACTGATTCGCCGAGTAAAAATACTATATTCTTGCTCGCCGGAGAACCAGGCATACAAAGCCCCAATTATAGAAAGCACACTAAATTTAAAATTAGTAGTGCCTCCTCCATTGGGAGTCAAAACAGGAACCTGAGGAGTTAAAATAACTCCACCAGAATCACCGCCATAATAGGCATATTGTGTCCATCGAGTCAGGAGTTCACCTAAATCAGTAATTGGAACTTCTTGCTTACGAGTGTAAGTAGAGGTTTTGATACCCTTGAAGGGTGGGAATTCTTGTTCGAATTCTTGCCACATACAAGAGTCTCCATGGACAGGAGGATCCAACGAGGGCGTTGGACCAACAATATGTTGAGGAAACCGAAATTCCAAATCATCACAGGCAGAATACCATATGACATAAGGGATGACGGGTGTAACATCACCAGTAGTAGTGATATTTAACAATTGGAGGGTCAAGACAGGAGCTCGCTTGTAATAATAAGTATCTTGGGAGAGCTCAGGTAGGGTCATGGCCCAATCATAAGGATATATGAAGGGAACAGAAAATTTGAGAGTAGTGAAACCTTTAACAGTCACATCCATTGTGGGCATCAACGTATTGATAGCTGTGGATCCAGCTACGTAAGTTGAAAAATCCACCGTATAAGAAATAAACAACCTAATACGAGCTGAAATCATAGATGATCCAGCAAATTGAATGCAAAATTTGAGGGAACCACGCCACCATCGAAACAATTGGCTTATATAGGAAAAGTAAGAAAACAGGTATTTAAATGAACCTGTGAATACATCATTACTCATAGGAGTTCCAAAATACAAACTATAAGCTTGAGTGGGTGAGGCAGCAGATAAGATATTCGTAGTAAACAATCCAGGCTTTTTACAGAGGGCGATTATATTACGAAAATCAGGTTGATCTGAATATTCCTTCGGATCAACTGGAAGGTCTAAACCAAATGGGAGCATTTGATCGACCTTACCAGTCCAGCCAACTTGAAAGTCAGCAGGAAAAGGATTCACATTAGCCTTTTGGGCTTCAGAATTTTCTTTCGACTTTGCAGTCGAAACAAGACCAGATGTGGCAGTTTTCACTGCCATGGCGCGAGCGCCAGTGGAATTAACAGAGGATGCAGCAAGCTGCGGTCCTGTGTCAGAGCTGTAGATACCATAACCTAGTGCTAACGAAGCACCAGCCATCATGATAGCTGCAGTAGAGGCCCCTGCTATAGTAGCAGGGGAATTTAAGACACCAGCAAATGAATGCGGCATCTCATGTTCATTCAAGGAGCACGAATCACCGTGAACTTCTTCCTGAACATCTACCTCAACATTGTCCGGGGGGACTGAGAGGGGGGCCTTTTTACGATTCAGATCCAAGATCGTTTCATAAATAGGATAAGTGTAAGATTCAAGGTAATGCTCAGTAAAAACGAGAGTCATCACATTTTCACACCACCATCTAAAGTCATGGGGTTCAAGACGATAGATAGCAAATAAATCGACGGCGCATTGCAAAGCCAAGGCATGATACCTAGCTTCTTCTTTGTGGCCCTTGAAATGTAATTCAATAATGGGAACTTGATCGGTTACCCATTGAATTTTTCCAGGGGCAAAAAGCTCGTCAGGTGTGTTAATGCGAGTATCTTTGTTAAAAGAAACACCACAAGATTCTCCATGGACAACATTGGATGGGGTATCAACCCAGTCTTCATTGACAGGCATGTTAAATTCCAATCCTTCAAAACGCATAAGAGCACGCATTGTGAGGGAAGACGTTGTGAGAGACAATACTTCATTCAATGAAGTTAAATTAAATATTATCAAACATGGCAT